ATGGCGGATTATCCGTCGTCCCAGGATTACGACCCGAACACTGTGAAGTCGCTGTTCGAGGACGCTGCCTGGGGGAAGTCGTTCGCCAGCGAGCCCAACGGCGGCAACTGCGTGGAGGTCAATCTGGGCCGAGAAGGCCTGGTCGGCGTCCGTGACACCAAGCTCGCGCAGAGCCCGGTGCTGGTCTTCGACGCCGGTGAGTGGGAGGCGTTCCTGGTGGCGGTGAAGGCCGGGCAGTTCGACCTGCCGCCCAGCACCTGAATTCGGCCAGGTCGTGGGAAATTCACCAAGTGTCACCCGATAGGGTGAGTCCGAGTGACCCACTGTGGTCGTGACCGGAGTTGACGCGGTGAAGGCCTCCTTCGCCGCGTCGGACGCGGGCAAGGAGGACTTCACTCTTAGGCTGTTTGCATGATCGGTTCTGAGCTGCCTAGGTGGGCCATGAATCAGCGTGCGCACCACGTGACGCTGGTGGGGATTAAGTACCTGCGGGCATCGCAGGATGCGTCGGGCCGCCGCATTTCGCTGGGGTCTCAGCGGGATGAAGGTGATGAGTTTTTCGATGAGTGCGGCATCGTTGATGCTGGGGAGTTCTGCGACAACGACCTGTCGGCCTCGATGTATGCCACCGAGGTCAGGGAGGGCTATGAGCAGGCTTTGGAGGTGCTGCGGTCGGGTCGGGCGAACCTGTTGTGGACGTTCGACCCGTCGCGGGCGCAGCGGGATCTTGAGGTGTACGTCAAGCTGCGCCGAATCTGTATTGAGATGGGTGCTTTCTGGGCGTATGGCGGTCGAATCTATGACATGACCGACCCGGCCGACCGCAAGACCACCGCCCGGGACGCGCTGGAGGCCGAGGGTGCTTCGGACACGCTGTCCGGGCACGTTCGGCGGGGTGTGCGCAAGCGGGCTAAGTCGGGCCAGCACGCGGGGCCGTTGCCCTATGGCTACTCGCGCCGGTTCGACCCGGCCACGGGTGAGTCCATGGGGCAGGTGATCGACTGGGCACAGGCGAAGGTCGTGCGGCGGATAGTGAGCTGGTGCCTGGACGGTAAGGCTTTGTCGTGGATCGCGCGGCAGCTGAATGAGGCGGGTGTGCCGTGTGCGCGTGATCGCCGCTGGGATGTCCGGTTGGTCCGGGGGTTGGCTGCGGAACGGCAGCACGAGCACGAGTGGCAGCGGTTGCTGGCCCGGTTGTTGCCGGAGGATGCGGCGGTGGCGCAGGCGCTGGTGTTGCGGGTCGCTGATGGTGAGTCGCCGAAGGCGCTGGCCCAAGAGCTCAACCGGGACGGTGTCCCCTATGTCATGGCGTCGCGGTGGGACGAGACGAAGGTCCGCAACATCGCGTTGTCGAAGCCTGCGGCGGGGATCCGGGTTCACCAGGGCAAGCCGGTGGTGGTGAAGACGACTGATGAATTGGGCGGGACGGTGCAGGCGCCGGTGCAGGCGCAGTGGAAGGCGATCATCAAGCCGGATGAGCGCACGGAGCTGGTGGCGCGGTTCGCCGGTGGGGAGCGGAAGCGGATTCGGGACGGGTCGAGGGTGAGGTATTTCTGGTCCGGGATCGCGCGGTGCGGGGTCTGCGAGGCTGGGATGGGGCCCCGGGAGAAGTCGGCAATCGGGCCGATCTACCGGTGCCCGGCCGGGCACGTGTACCGCAGCCGGGTTCTGCTGGACGCGTGGCTGCTGGATCAGGCGATGAGCCAGTTGGAGCGCAGCGACGCGGCCACGCTGTTCCGGCTGGAGGCCGCGCGCGGTAACACGGCCGCCGCTGCTGATGAGGCGCGGGTACTGCGGGCAGAGCTGGAGGGCTGGAAAGCGGACGCGATCAGCGGGCGGGTCTCACGGTCGAGTTTTATCGACATCGAGGCCGGGCTGCTGGAGCGGATCGCGAAGGCCGAGCGGGAGGCCGAGCGGGCGGCGCTGCCGCCGGTGCTGGCCACGGTGATCGGGCCGGACGCACGTCGGGCGTTCGCGGCGCTGGACCGGACGGCGCAGCGGGAGATACTGCGGGCAATTATGCGACCGAGGATCTACCACGTGTCCCGGCGGCTCAAGGGCCGGTTGGATACCGACACGATCGACCCCGGGTTGCTGTTCACCGACCCGGCCCCGGCCGACAGCGGTCAGCAGTCCGCTGCGGCCTGACCAACGACTCAATGCCCCCGGCCAGCCCATTGGGCTGGCCGGGGGCACCGTCATGTGTGGCTGGGTGGAACTAGCAGGGCGGGTCAGGGGTGTGCCCGGCAGCCCACTGCCGGGCGATCGGCCGGAAGACGGCCGAAATCCGATCGAGCTGTGCTCCCGACAACGGTGGCACCTTGGCGACGTTGGCGCGGCCGGTGGCCAGTTCCTCCGGCGAGAGCACGAGCCCGGGGTTCAGGATCAGATCCCGGGCGCTGGGTGTCTGCACTGGGTCAGCGGCCGGTGTGCTCGTCACGCGCGCTCGCTGTCGGCCAGGGTGTCGGAGGTGAGCGGGGCGCCCGCGTTGTCGCGCGGGTCGATCAGCGGGGTGACCTTCTTCTCTGTCGAGACGACGACGCCGAAGGCGGCCAGCAGGGTGATCACAGCGGTAATGATACCGGTTGCGGCGTTGCCCTGGTCTGCGGTGAACAGGCCGGAGCCGACCAGGCCGGACACGATCGCGGTGAGCGCGCCGACGATGGAACCGGCGACGCGCAGCGGGTAACGGGACATGAGGTGTGGTTCTCCTTGTTCTCGGGTGGGTCGGGGTGGGAGGTGGTCGAGCAGGTCGTAGGCGCGCACGAACGCGCGGGTGACCTTCCAGGCGGCGTAGACCACCAGGACCAGCAGCAGGAGGAGCCCGCCACTGCCGGCATCCGCGGTCGTGGCGGTGGTTACGGCAGCGACAGCCACTGACCGGCTTGGATCTTGTTCGGGTTGGCGATCCCGTTCCGGGCGCAGATGGCGGCCACGGTGGTGCCGTTGCTTACCGCGATCGCGGAGAGGGTGTCGCCGTAGCGGACCTGGTAGCGGCGGCCGTTGTCAGCGCCCGGACCCGGCAGCCTGAGCGTTTGCCCGGCGTAGATCAGGTTCGGGTTGCTGATCGCGTTGAGTGCGGCCAGAGCAGCCACGGTGGTACCGAACTTGGCGGCGATGCCGGAGAGGGTGTCCCCGGAGCGCACGGTGTAAGTCCCGCTTCCAGCGGTAGGCGGCTCGGGAGCCGGTGCCGGGGTCGGCGGAGACGGGGGTGCGGAGCCGTCCAGGGTGAGCTGCGCCAGGGCGTAGCTGCCCACGGTCGCGTCGCGGTCGACGTTGCCCGCGACGCCTGGGACGGTGCCCTTCTGGGTGTGCTGGTGGACCGCCAACTGCGGGTGCGACCAGCCGGGGCGGCCGGGGTCGCCGTTGAATCGGGCGATCCACAGCAGGACATCCGGGTCTGCCCAGTCCCCCGGGCGAAGGACGTTGGCGTACCAGTCGAGGTTCGCGTACACCAGGACCTTGCGGATGCCGGTGGCCGCGCGCAGGCGGCCGATGAAGTCGGCGACGAACCCGTTCGCGCCGCCCCGGAGGTCCGCGGCTTCCATGTCGAGCATCGGGGCGAGCGCGCCACCGCTGAGAAGGCCGGCCGCGCGCAGGCTCGCGGCGAAGTGGTCGACCTGGCCGCCGACATCGCCGGGCCGCGCGAAGTGGTATCCGCCGGGGATGATCCCGGCAGCGCGGGCGGCGGGGATGCGGCCGGGGCTGGTGGTGTCGGTGTAGGTGGTGCTCTCGGTGAGCTTGAACGAGCAGAACGAGATGCCGTTGCCCCGGATCGCGCTCCAGTCAGTGACGGAGTTCCAGTGCGAGACGTCAATTCCGTAGTCGGTCAAGGGGTGATGGGTCCTTCGGGTGGGTGTCCGAGTTGGGCGCGCAATGCGCCGACTTCGAGTAGCAGCCGTGCGTTCTCCTGGCGCACGGCGATCAGTTCCGTTTTCACGGCGGTGAGTTCCGCAAGCACGTCGCGGGTGTGGGTGGCTCGGTCGTCGAGCAGGGCTTGATAGCCGCTGTGTAGCGCGGTCAGGGCCTGCTGGTCCGAGCTGGTGCGGGCGGTGCGTACAGCTCGGCGGGCTGCCAGGAATCCGGTAAGGATGCCGGTGGTGGGGCCGAGGAACGCGGCCAACGCGGTGAGCCATTCCGGCGTCACGGGTTGCCCTTCGGGTCGTGCTGTCGTCGGTTAGATGCCGACGTCGTCGACCCACATGAACGCGGGTTGTCCTGTGTCGGCGCGGAAATCGTTGGTTCCTGAACCGCCGGTGCGGCGGACGAAGAATCCGATGGTCACCTGTCCTACGGGCAATCCCGTGGTCTCAGCGGTGATGACTCTCGGTCCTTCCCAGTTTCCCGGTGATCCAGCCGAGGTATCGCGGTAGTAGAACTGGGTTCCGGTGTTGGTGATGGTCGGGCCTGCGGCGTACCGTCCCCACACTCCGAAGTAACTGGTGTCGCTGCCGACGTACTGGTAGTCCATCGTGACGCGGTATCTCCGTCCTGTTTGGACGGTGAAGGTCACGGCTTGTAGCAGGGTTTCGGTGGTGAACGCCGCCGGGCCGACGCCGGCTGTTCGCCGCGAACCGGCAATGCGGCCGAGTGAACTCGATGTTGCTCCTTCGAGGACTCGAAGCCTGGCGTCGAGATCGCGGATGTTGGCAAGTGCTTTGTTGTACTCGGCCGCCAGGGCAACGCGGCCCGCGGCGGCGTCGGCCATGGGGACATTCGGCATGGCTGGTTCGTCCTCAGTTCCAAATCAGGCTTTGATCCCAACGGCCGTACTGCGGGGAATCCCAGATGCCTTGACCCGGCGGACGAAGAAGCTCGACACTCAGCGTGTCGACGAGCCCGCCGTCCCGGCTGAGCTTGCGATTGATGCCGAAGATCTGCATCCGCAGTCCGGCACCGAAGCCGTCCGGGTCTTCGATCTGGAGTGTGTCCGCGAGCTGAAGGCGCGGGTCGCCGGGTAGCGAAACCTGTTGTGTCGTAGGGATTGGCTTCGTGGTTCGGGGAAGCAGGACGTTCAAGAGTCCCTTGTCGTTGTAGTTCTGCTGGTACCAATCGCCTCGGGCTTCGAAGTTTCGTGGTCCGTACTTGGCCACCGAGCTTGTGTCGGCGGTGCGGAACACCTGCTCTGTTCCCTTGATGATCCGGGTGCCGTCGATCCGCAGGGCGGGTTGGTTGTCGTTCTGGGCGACGCTGCCGTCGCCCTTGCCGACGGCGAGCCGTGCGGTCTCCTGCCAAGGGTTGTTGATCCGCAGCACAAGCATGCCGTCGTTGTTGAAGAACGCGTAGACGTCCAGTTCGACGTTCACGAAGTTGGGTTCGCGCCAGCCTTCGGGAGAGAGCAGTTGCATGACATAGCCGTGATGCGACCACTCATTCGACCACTGCAAAAACTGGTTCCCCGTGGGCGTTCCCAGTGGAATCGTCGTGTGGCGCGGGAGTCGGCGCGGCTCCGCGAACTGGACGTCGTCCACGTAGAGGATGAAATCCTTCCGGGTGAAACCGGGGATGATGAACTGGTCGACCGACTGAGCCTCGTAGACGCGTGCGGCACTGGACGTGCGCTGTGATGCCTGGACGGAGTAGATGTTACGGACCGAGTCCAGCGAGTTGGTGATCTCCAAGCCTGCCAAACTGTCGAGGGACACTGTCCGCACGATCTGGTCCTGCTTCGCCTTCACCGTGCTGTAGTTCCAGAAACGAAGGACGCCGGTCTCGTCCCAGAAGACACTGCCGAACTCGGCGGCGGCCAACTCGGTGATGACGTCCCACGCATCCTTGCCATTCACACCGGGGTTGAACGAGAGCGTGTTCGCTCCGCGGTCGAGCACGGCGGCGTACCGCGCCGTGCGCCACAAGGTCGTCTCCGGTACCGGGGTGCTTTGGAGGAAATTCCGGAACGCGTAACAGATGTTGAACATCGCGACTCTGTGGCGAACCAGGAGCAGACCTTGGAGCGGATCGAACGGGTAGACGTTCGGGTCCAAGTTCGGCCCGATCGTCGTGTAACTGCTGGCGTTGCCACCCGCCCGGATGTACGCCTTGACCCCGTCGTCCTGGGAGATCATGACCGTGGCGTAGACCTCGACACTGTCCTGTCCTGAAGGGATAGTGACCTTCGCGGACAAGTACGAAGCTCTGATGTTGTCGTTGGACACCTCCAGCCACACCTGGTTGGCCTGCAAGTGGATTCGGAGCGCGTAGTTCCCGCCCGCCCGGTACTCGTAGAGCACTGTGTCCGGGGCGGTCACGTGGTAGGCAGCATTGGGGAAGCCGGACGCGGTCGACAGGACCAGGCCCAGGAAGTGCGAGCCCTCGGCGCGCGTGAGGTCGCGGTTCGCCACCCAGTACTTCAGATAGTCGCCGTCATCGTTGCCGCCCATCGCGGAGAACGCCATCGGCCGGCTGCTCTGGTCTGGCGAGTTCGGGTGCGGCTGGCCGCTGGCCTGATACATCGGAACGCCGTCGACCGGGTAGGTGATGGCCTGCGCGTTATCGAGCCAGCCGACCGTAGGGGTGATCCCGCCGTTGCCCGGCACGAACACCCCGACGCCATCGAGAGAGCCGTCCGGGACGTCCAACTCGGCCCGGGTGACGGGCCGGTACTTGGTGGAGGACGTGTCGCACTGCTGAATGCAGTTGTCGATGAAACAGGCGGTGTCGGCCTGTTGCCCGGCCACCCGGCCGAGGTTGTTCCAGTAGTCAGAGACCGCCCATGGTGCCAGCACCACGGGGCGGCGGAGTTTCTCCACCCGGTCCAGCGCGGCGATGTGCACCTCGCCGGTATCCCGATTGACGTCGATCGTGGTGATGTTGCCGACGAACTGGGGATACCAGACCGTTCCGTAGGAAGTATCGATCCCGATATCGAAGACGCACTCCGTGCCAATCTGCTGCTTGGCATACAGCGACGAAAAACCGTTGTACGGACTGAAGGTTGCGTCAAACCCCAGGCCTGTGGTCTCGTCTCGGCCGGCGAGGACGACGCGTAGTTCGGCGGCCGAGGACCCCTCGATGAGCATGATGGATTCCGGCGCCGATCCCTTGAGCGCGCGGTCGATCTCCGCCTCGATCACGTAGGGGGCAAGGAAACTCAGCGGATGCTCGTAGCCGCCGCGACCGTTCCAGTCGCAGTTGAAACGCCACCTGATCCGGCGCTCGTTGTCGGTGATGGCGCGGTCGGCGTCGATGCCGCCTTGGTTCTGCACTACGCCTCCCAGAGGGTGACCGTCACGTCGGACAGCGGGAACCGGGGCGAGGTGCTGGCGATCTGGTCGACCACGACTTTCGTGCTGCCACCACCGAGATCCCACGGCATTGCGACAGCGCCGTATTCGACCTGAGGCGCGGCGAAAGCCGTGTTGTAGGTCTGCGCCGAGCCGAACACGAATCCCGGGCGTAGCGCGGCCGTATCGACGTCGGGGAGGTGGGTCAGGGTGAACCGCTGCCATGACGTCGTGACGTTCACGGTCAGGTCGGCCCCGCCAGCGATCGAATCTCCGAACTTGTCGATCTTCTCCAGGCGCATGATGATCGACCGGGCGGCGTCAGCCTTGAGATAGACGGAGAAGGTCACCGGTTCACCGGCGAGCACGGGGACGAACTTCTTGTTGCCGTCCAGGATCAGGTACCCCGGCGCGGCCGAGACGTTCGTGATCCGGAACGTGCGGTTGCCCGCCGGTGCCACGGCCGGGGGATAGTCGAGCACGTACTCATAGCCGGAGTTGAGGGCCTGCCAGCCGTAGTCCTGGACCCCGTGGACGTAGCCCGTGCTGCACTGCGGCGAGAGCAGGTTGCCCCGCAACGGATTGATCAAGTAATGCGGGCCGCGAAGGTGGCGCAGGTACAGGGCGCGCAGCCACTGGTAGTCAGCCTCTGCCAGGTAGGTGAAGTCGAAGTGATACTCCGTGCGGAAGCCGGTGATATCCATGGTGCGTGAACCGTTGAGCGATTCGTGGACGCCGCCGAAGCGCTTCTCTGTAGTGGTCAGACCTGGCTCGGGGACGGGGAGAGCGCGCAGCTCTCCCAGCCACCCGAGGTACCAGGTTCCGGGATCGAACGGCAATTCAGCCTCGCCGTGCCTTCCGTGCGTTGGACTTGTTCACCAGCCGAGCGATACCGGCACCGTCGACAGTCATTCGCGCGCCGTCCAAAGCAGCCAGGACCCCGGCGGTCACCGCGTCCGTGATCGCCACAGGGTCTGCGCCCCGGCCGGCCGAACCGTCTTCGCCGGTGAGCACGGGCGCGCTGCGGCTGACTCCTGTGCTGCCGGGCGGCGTCGTGATTGAGCCGGACACATCGAGGGGCAGCGAGTTCGTGAAACGGGCGAGGTAGTCACGGATCTCGGGTTCGCCCTCGTTCAACCCGGCGAGCAGACCGCGCATGATCAACCGGCCGTTGCCGGAGAGCAGGACGCGGTCCCGCGCAGGCGGGCCCTTCCACTGGGTGATCCAGTTTGTCAGCTGGCCGAGTTTGTCTTTCACCCAGCCGAATCCGGCGGAGATGCCGTCGACCAGGCCCCGGATGATGTTCTTGCCCGCGTTCAGCAGCAGCCCGCCGAGGTCGCCGAGCGCGCCGAGGATGCGGCCGGGCAGGCTGGCGAACCAGGAGAGCAGGCCGCCGATTCCGTCGGAGACGACGCCAGAGATCGCGCCCCAGGTTCCGCCGAGCAGGTTCTTGATTCCGGACCAGGCTTTGTTCCAGTCGCCGGTGATCAGCCCCATGACGAGGTCGATCACACCCTGAATCGCTTGCATCGCACCGGAAATCACCGCCACGATCGCGGTGAAGATCGGCTGGACGAAGTCGAAAAGAGTCTGAATGGTCGGGATCAGGAACTGCGCGATCTGCGTGATCAACGGCGCGACCGCCGACACCAGCGACGCGAACAGCCCCGCCGCCTGCACGATGATCGGCAGCAGGGAGGTGATCAGGCCGAGCAGCGGCGGCAGCAGCGCGGACACCAACTGCAAGAGCGGCGGCAGGATCGGCAGCAACGCCGTCACGATCGACAGGAACGCGGACGCGAGCGGCGGAATCACCGGCAGCAGCGCCGAGAGGACCTGACCTGCGATTTGGCCGAGCAGCGTCCCCACCTCGGTCAGCACCGGCGTCGCCGTCTGCAAGGCCGAACCGACGACCTCGGCAAGCTGCTGGATCACCTGCACGATCACCGGCAACACGGGCATGACGGCGTTCAGCGCGGCCAGCAGGACCGAAGTGAACAGCCCGGACAACGCCGAGATCACCGGCATCACGGCCGAGAGCGCTTGCAGCAACGCGCCGCCGAGTTGACCGATCAGCGGCGACAGCGTTGTCATCAGCTCGCCGAGCACGGGGGCGACGAGCTGAATCGCCTGCACGAGCAGGCCGCCGAACCCGGAGATCAGCGGAGCGAGCGTCTGCGCGAGCTGGACCAGCGCGGGCGTCAGCGTGGTGATCGCGCCCCCGAGCGCGCCGCCGAGCTGACCGACCAGAGTGGTGACCACAGGGGCGAGCGCCGCCACGATGGGCGCCAGCGCGGCCGCGGCCGGCACCAGCACCGCCGCCAGCGCCTGTGCGGCGGCACCGGCCACCGGTGCCAGCGCCGCAAGGACCTGACCGAGTGGTGCGAGTGCTGGAGCCAGTGCGGCAAAGGCTTGCCCGATCATCGGCCCGAGCTGGCTGATCGCCGGGGCGATCGAGGTCACGATGACCTGGCCGAGCGCTGCGAGCACCGGCAGCAACCCCGCGCCGATCGCGTGCAAGCCGTCGAAGATCTGTACCAACGCGGTCGCGCCCTGCGCGGACTGGACGAACGCAGCGATCTGCCCGGTGATCGCCACCAGGGTGGACAGCAGCCCGCCGCCACCGGTGTTCGCTGCGGAGAACACCGCATACACGATCTGGCCGAGGTTGCGCAGGATCGTGACCAGGTCACCGACCGCCGACAGTCCCGCCGAGAGCCATTCCCGCAGTTGCCCGGACTGCCGCGCTGCGGCGATGAAGTCCGCGAACCGCTGGGCACCGTCCGCGAGCCCAGACGCGAATCCGGGCAGGAACTCCGCGCCGACCGCTGCGATGTCCCGGAGTGCTTGCAGGAACGGCTGTACCCCGGCCGAGGCCGCGTGCACGGACACGCCGGTGTTGTCCAGGATCGTGCGGACGTCATCGATCGTGCGGCCCTCACGCGCGAACGCGGCGAATCCGCCCGCCCCGGCGTTGAGCCCGGAGGCGATGCCGCCCAGCTCGGTGCGCAGCAGCGGCAGATAGGTCCCGGCAAGGCCGGTGATCTCGCCCGCGAGCCCGGCGAACAGCCGTTGCTGGACTTCGGCCCGTAGCCCGGTCAGTTCCGGACGCAGCGCGCGGACCGCGTTCGCGGTGTCAGCCATCGCGGGCGGAAATTCGGCGATGGCCTGCGCGTACTTGGCCGGGTCGCTTTCCTTGAGCGCGTCAGAGAATCCGGCGACACCGAGCTTGAGCGTGGCGATCGCCGCAGCCGCTGCAAGGCCGGCTGCCGGGAGCACCAGCAGCGCGCCGGACGCGGTCGCCGCCGCCGAGCCAACGCCGCCGAGCACGGTCACGGCCTGGCCCACGGCGGCGGCCATCGCGCCGTACTTGAGCACCGCCGCACCGACGGACAGCGTCATGCGCGTGAACTGCACGGTGGCGCGGTTGAGTCCGTCGTCCAGCTGGCCGAGGCCGCGCACGGTCGAGCCGATCGACTTGTCCGCCACGGCCTTGATCGACACGGACTTGCCCGACAGCTCCCGCACGAGCCGCTGGAACCGAGTCTCGGCCGGGACCGCGTCCAGCTCGGCCAGCAGCCGCACGGCGCTGTCGTTGCCTTCCCGGGCGGCGGCCCGGATTTGCTCCCGGAGCAGGGCCGTCTGAACCTGCGCGGTCAGGGTGATGGCGGGCGCGGTGCGCTCGTTCTGCCGGACCTGGTCGCGGATCTCCCGTCCGAGGCCTTGGAGGCTGGGCAGGAGCTTGAAGTAGGCGTGACCGACCGTCGCCACCGGCGCTCACCCCCGCCCAGTTCCAGGGATCGCTACCCGTTACGCATCCACACCGCGATTTCACGCAGGCTCTTTAGTTCCGGTTCGCCGGTGCCGGCCGGAGCCGACCAGGCGACCGGAGTGCTGGCCGAGGCGGTGAACGCCTCGATCGGGTCGGCGAGCTGCGCGTCGGTGATCTCCTGGCCCAGTGCGGCGGCGACGGTCGCCCACAGGGCGGTGATCCGTCGTTCGGTGACCGAGGCCAGCAGGTCAGCGCGGGTCCAGGCGCCGCGTGGGTCGAGCACGCGCCAGACGGCGGCGTCGTCGGGCAGGTAGGTCACCAGCGCGCACACGCGCCGGTAGGACAGGCTGCCCCGGTAGAGGTCGAGCAGGTCGACCCCGTACCGGAGCAGGTCCGTTTCCAGGGCTTCGGCGGTCGCCTCCTCCGCGAGGAGCAGGGCGACCGTTACCGGTTTCCCCGGCCCAGCTCCTTCATGACCACGGCCGAGAAGTCCTCGGCGTCCGCGGCCGTGGCGGCCAGGCCGCGCCAGATCGCGTACTGGCCAGTACCGAGGATGAGCTTCAGCGCAGTGAGGTGCTTGCCCTCTTCCTCGGCTTCGAGTGCTTCGAGCGGGAACTTCTCTGGGGCGGGCAGGGTGAACCGCTTGCCGCGCCAGGTCACGGCCAGATCCGCGCTGGTCGAGACGGATTTGCCGGTCGCTTCCGCGCGCTGTCGAGTCGCCATTGGGGTGGGTGTTCTCCTTGGGTGCGGGTGTTCAGATAAGGAACTGTCGGTTCGGTGTGGATACTGAGAGGGCCAGCCGAGACGGACGAGGGAGACTCACGTGGGCGCGTTGCTGGAAGCCACACCCGAGATGGGCGAGTGGTCGGTGGAGGTCCGGCGGGAGTCGGCCCACCTGACCGGCTCGGGCTACAACGAGCATGTCTTCGACGACGGCCCCGAACCCCGGCACGTGCCGCGTGTGTTGTGGGACCCGGAGCAGCCGTTCGGCCCGGCCGACGCGCCGCAGGAGATCGTGCGGGCCGTGGCGTTCGCAGTCCCGGCCGAGGACACGGGCAACGTGCTCGCCGCGCTCGACCAGATCCTTGCCGACCCCAGCTACGCCAGGTTCATGCAGGAGACCGAGCCGCAGGCCGGCGTCTGGCGGGCCGAGCCCGCCGACGACGTCATCCGGCTGCACGGGCCCGTGATCGCGTTCGGCTCCCACAAGCCGTGGGCGGCACACCATTCGGTCGAGCTGGAGTACAGCGTCCTGGCCGACCTGCGTAGCGTCGTGGCCGAGCTGGTCTGAGCCTCACTTCGTGGGCGGCCGGTCCTCGGCGATGACGTCGAGCGCGCCGGTCGCCACGGCGGGGGCGCCGAAGAGCACGGCCGGGTCGTTGGTCAGCCAGACGGCGATGTAGGTCTTGCCCTTCGGCGGGGCGAGGGCGGAGAACGTCATGCCCCAGCGCGCTTCCTGCGTCCGCGAGAACTGGGAGTCCTCGGTCTCGGAGACTTCCGCGCGCGGCAGGTAGAGCCGGTGGTTGTAGACCTCGTCATCGGAGACGACATCGGTCCAGTCGACACAGAGCGCGCGGACGTCGCTCTTGGGGATCGAGCTGATCTCGGCCCGGTAGTTCTTCGGCGTGCCGGTGCCCACGGCAGCGAACTTCATCCCGCCGAAGTAGGCGGAGAGGACTTCGCCCTTTGTCTCCTGGAACACCGACGCAACCGTGAGTTCCTGGGACTTGTAGATGTAACGGGCCGGGGTCAGCTGCTGCCAGTGCTCGGTGCCCTCCTTCTCCACCTTGCGGGCCAGCGTGGTGCCGTCCGGCGTGGACAGCCCCAGACCGGTCCAGGCCGCCGCCAGCGGGCTCGTGGCGTCGGGCGGTTCCGCGGTGTCCGGCGGAGCCAGCGACACTTCACCGGTGCCGGGCACACGCACGAGGGCGCTGTTCATTGCCATGTAGTGAGAGTCCTCCAGAGATTCAAAGACGGGTGTAACACTCGGAGATCGCCTGCGACCCCTATGTATGGGCATTAGTCGATGGACCGAGCAGGAAGCCATAACTTTTATGTTGGCTTACAAGGTGCCCAGGGAAGGGACAGTGCACTACGACTCGTCCCTAAGCGCGGTGTTGCGGGACGCGCGGAGAGTAACTGGGCGAGAGCCGAAGTCCGGCGCGGTTCTACCCGACAAGGTCGACCTCGTCGGGAGCTGGCTAGGAGCTATCGCCTACATGACAATGTTCGACATGGTCGGCTCCATATTCCGCCCTTTCGATTCCCCTGATGTCAAAGACACTGAGATTGGACTGGCGCTACAGCGTTTTGCGCCTGGTATCGAAGAGGTGGAACGAGAAGCACTCTATGCTTTGCGCTGCTCCTTTATGCACAATTTCTCGCTTGTAAATATCGGCAAGGGTCGCGACGAACGGCTGCGGCAGCTTCGGACGCATCACTTTTACCTTGATGACAACGATAACGGCGGGGTTGTTGTCACGCTTCCGCGCGAAAAATGGACCGGAGACTTTGAGAAGACTCCGTCTCGAAGTGTAACCCATGTGAATCTTAGATCACTGGGAGACCTGGCAGAGTCCGTCGCTCGGAAAATGATCGAACTCCACGAAGTCGGCAAACTAAAAATTTCCTTAGCTGGCGGCGTGCAAGAGTTTGTGTGCAGGTATGGAATGACGATTTATCCAGATCTGAAAATACTCAATACTTAGTTTTGCGCGGCGTTCGGGCGAAGACGGTCAGGCTGGCTGTCGCGAGTGGTGCGGCGGTGTAGGGATCGATACCGGCGATCGGCGCAGTGACGGGTTCGCCGCGCAGCAGCGCCCCGGCTGGCTGCGGGCAGCACAACAGGCCAAGCGTGATCCCGGCGAGGCGTTTCGCGGTGTGAGGGTCGTGGTGCCAGCAGGTCAGCCGGATGACGGTGCGCTGGACGGCGGGCCAGTCCCAGCCGTGTCCGTCTTCGGCGACCAGGAGCCACGGCAGGGACGGGGGTCCGCCGTCGTGGCCGCGCCCGGTCTCGGTGGACACCTGTACCCACTCTGCGGCCGGGTCGGTCACGGCGGCGAGCTGGACGCGCAGGAGTCGCACGACCATCTCGGCGACGTCGAGCGGGACCGGTGGGAGCGGGTTCACCCGGCGGTCCCGGGGTCGAGGCCGGTCACCTCGAACCCGTTGGCTTCGGCGGCCCGCTTGAGCAGGCCGTGCCGGGCTTCCATGCCGACTCCAGCCGGGTGCGGGATCGCGACCGTGGCGGAGACCCGGTCGGTGGCAGGCTCGGTGATGACCTCCACCGGCAGCGCGTCGCCGCCGGTGACGCGGTGGCCCTGCGCGCTGGCGGTGTCGGCTACCCGCTGCGCGGCGGCACGCACGGCCTCGGCGACTTCCGGGGAGTTCAGCAGCTCCCACGCGCCGTCCGAGTCGATCGTGATTCCGAAAATGCTGGGCAGCGCCAGGAGTCAGCCCTCCGTGTGGGTCAGGACGGTTTCGAAGTGCACGAACCCCGGCCGGGGCTCGAACCGCGCGGGCTCCCCCTCGACAGCGAACGTGCGGCCGTCGAAGAGGACGCGCTCACGAGCACGGATCGGTTCGGTGCTCAACAGCCACCAGGGCCCAGTGATCGCGACGCGCCCCGGGGACGGGTCGGTGCCGCCACTGCGGGCGGTGTCGCTTGGCAGCAGGAGGCCGGCCACGGCGCGCCGGGGTGCGTCCGGTCCGTAGTCCAGGGCCGGGGCCGGGTTGTCGTAGGCGTCGGGCACCTCCCGGGGCGTGATGACGATCAGCTGGTGCGGCAGGTTCAGAGCGGCGGCTCCTCCCATGGGAACGGCTCGGCCAACTGGCCGCCAGGCCCGAGGACAGGCAGCGTGACGGGGCCGAGGTCGCCGGGTTCGGCCGCGTAGGGAGTCCGGACCGAGCGCAGGCCGCTGCGGCGGGCCAGGCGCCGCAGCACCTTGTGGTCGTGCTCGGTGAGGTAGACCCCGGAGGTGGCATCGTCGCCGTAGCGGTAGGTGTACTGGCCTGCGGTTTCGGAACTGAAGCCCTCGGGGTTGCGCACCGCCCGGCCCGCCGCCTGGCACACGATGGTGACGACGGCGGGCGGGACGGTTGGGGTGAGTAGCGCGGGCGGCAGCTCGGCGCGCACCAGGTTCGACGCGTCGACCAGCGCGGTCAGGGCGCGGGCCTCAGCGTCGGGGCCGGTGAGGGTGATCCCGGGGCGGGCCTTGAGCTGGGCGAGGGTCGCCAGCGGGTCCGGCTCCGCGGCTTCGGTCACGCGGCGGGCGCGGTGGTGAACCGCACGGCCCGCTTGACCGCGCCGTCGTCCACGGTCGTGCTCGTGCCCGCCAGCGTCGAGACCACCGAGCGGTCCTGCTGGAAACCGGGGTCGTAGTCGCGGATGAGCCGCATGGCGAACCCGCCGTAGGTCATCGCCTGACCGAACGTAGCTCCGGCCGGCACGTCCAGGGCGCGAGTCACCAGCGGGAATGCGGTGGTGTGGTAGGCGACGCCGGAGCCGTCGGCGAGGTAGTTGCTCGGCAGGACGGTGAACCCGTAGAGGCGGCCGATGATCGCCTCGCGCAGGGCCTGTGGCGAGCCGGAGGCGTCGACCGGGACCAGGCGCTTCTGCGGGTCGTTGAGCAGCATCGATTCCAGCTCGGCCGACACGGCGAACCAGCGCTGATCGAACGGCACGCCCGCTTTGTTCAGCAGCGCGCGGGCCCGGATCATCTGGGTGTGCAGGTCGGTCCCGTCGCCCTTCACGGTGATGGTCGAGGGAAGGGCGTTCATCTGCCCGGCCACCATCGTTTCCACCCCGATGGCGACGGACTTGGCCTGTGGGGTGGCGATCTGCTTCGTGAAGTCCTTGACCTGCAACGTGAGCTGTTCGTCAGGGAGGTTGATTCCCTTGTACAGGTAGGTGTCCAGCTTGACGTCCACGGACTTCTCTTCGACGTCGTCGACCACGATGGGCTTGTTCTCGGCCCGGTTGAACGTCCGGGCCGGGCCGACCACGGTATCGGTGCGGACGGTCAGGGTGTCACCCTGCTTGCCCTGGAAGTCGGCTTCGGCATCGCGCCAGGTGGTCCCGGCCAGGACGGTCTGCTGGGTCAAAGCGGCGATCGAGGCGGACGCGATCTGCTTGGGGGTGAGGAGCTTGTTAGCCATAGGCGGGTGCGGTTCTCCAGAGGGTGAAAGACGGGTGGGAGCGGGGCTACTTGCCCCAGACCAGGCGGCTGATCTGCTCGGGGGTGTCCTCGACCGGCTCGGCCGGGGTGCTGGCCGCCGGGCGCAGCGCCTCCACCGGGGGCCGTCCGGTGGTGGCCCGGGTGGGCGGAGCGGCGGCGGTGACCAGGGCCGAGATGACCTCGGCCAGCGCGGCGGCGTCAGTGGTCAGTTCCTCGGTGGTCGCGCCGGTGAGCCGGGGCGCGAGCGCGTCGGGCAGCTTCGCCGCGCGGATCACGGTTAGCCGGGACAGGTCGAGTTCGGCGGCCTCGGCGCGCTGCTGCGCGGCGGCGGCCTGCTCGGTGAGCTGCTGGGCCTGCTCGCGCAGGGACACCAGCTCGGCGGGTTCGGCGGTCTGCTCGGCCGCCGGTGCCGACTGCGGCACGACCGGCGCGGCGGGAGCGGCCGGGACGGCGGGGTCGCCTGCGGGCTGGCCGGTCTCGGCCGAGGGAGCGTCGGGCACTGCTGGGCCTCCAAGAGGTCAGGGGTACGGAGCGGGGTGGAAGGCCACCCGCCCGGTTTCCTCATGCGCGACAGCGGGGAGAGGGCTGTTGTCGGGCTGTCGTGGGAATCCGGGCGGGCGGCCGGTCTGGGGGCGCTCAGCCGCGACGGGCGGCCTCGTGAGCGCGACGGAAGGCGTTGCGGGCGTCCTTGCCGGACAGCCCTTCGGTCGAGGTCTCCCACAACGCGGCGAATCGCTGGGAGGTGTCGGGGAGCACGGCGTGGCCGAACACCGGCTCGGCCTGGCAGCCGCACCCGTCGTGGTACTCCTCGCCTGTGGCGGCCGTAGTCGTGGCTGATCGCTCGGAGCGGTAGAGGACGGGTGTGCCGATGGCACCGCGGCTGGCGAGCATTGCGCAGAACGCGCACGGGTCGCCGTCGGTGACGCGCAGCCAGCCACGCGCGGCCGGGTCGGCGCGCGCGGTGTTCTGCACGACGGCGCGGCCCGCCTCGAGTACGTGGCGGGAGCTGGCTGCCGCGACTCCAGGCCCGGCCTTGTCCAGTGCTCGCGCGGGATCGAGGCCGCCGAGGATGAGCCGGGCCACCACCCGGGTGCCGGTCACCCGCAACGAGGTGGCCGCCCGGTTTCGCCACAGCGCGGAAGTGCCGGCCGGAGCAAGGCCCGGCGGGAACACCGCAGCAGCGGGCACCTCGGCCCGGCGGAAGTCGCGGTAGTAGCGCGCAGCCAGCGCGGCGGAATCCTCGCGGTGCCGCGCCAGTGCGGCTAGGACCTGCCCCGTCCACCCGGGATCGGTCAGCCGCAGCGGGTCCAGTGACCGCCACAGGCCGAGGACTTCGGCCACGACCCGCGCGGAGATGCGGCCCTGCGCGAGCCGGTGCGCAGTGGTGGCGGCCCGGCCTGCGGGGGTGACAGCCATCAGCTCACCCCGGCCCAGGGTCGGTGGTGGCGCGGGCCAGAGTGTCGGCCAGCAGCGCGTGTCCGTCGACAGCCGGGGGCATCTGCTCCCAGCGGCGCACGTCCTGATCGGTCACGCCGGGCAGGCGCTCCCAGGTCGCGCGGGCGGGGACATCGAGCATCTGCACGGCCTTGCCCCAGGCGTCCACGACGCCCGCCAGAGACCGGGTCGAGGTGTCGCGCCAGCGCACCGCCGACGTGGTGTCGAGCCAGCCGGCCTCGTCCCCGGCGGCGAGGCAGGACAGCCGCAGCGTCTGCTGCCACGACTCCCCGTAGGACGTCTTCCGTTCCCCGACCCGGCGCTGTAGTCCGGCGTCGGCGGCGTCGATCGTGTCGGCGGCCAGGTTGGCCAGCGACCCGTGCAGCGCCCACGCCGGGGTCTGGGTGATCGCGGCCAGGTGCCGGAGGATCTGTTCCAGCACGGCGACGTAGCCGGACATGTCGGTGGAGTCGAACGTCCCGAACCGCGTCTCCGGCGAATCGGAGTGCAGGAGCCGGTCCGGGCCGATCGGCGGCTCTTCGTCGTCGTCCAGCTCCAGCCCGGCGGCCCAGCGTTGCCGGTGCGCGCCGTGCTCGCCTGTGGTCATCAGCAGGAAGGTCTGGTAGTTCAGCCGGTCCTGAATGTCGAGGACCGGGGCGACGACGCCGGGGCTGTCGGCGTCGAGGTCGTCTTCGTCGAGGAAGCGGACGACCGGGCAGACGCCGAGGCCGTGTTCGGCGTGGTCGAGGTAGGCCGGGCCGTCGCCGGGGTCGCCCTCGGCGAGGGTGTAGACGGCTTGGTCGTCGAACAGCCGGTAGACCTGGCGCGGGCCGTCCGGGGTCCACGAGGTCTTGCGTTGCAGGGCGTAGATCGGCCACGGGTCGGCGTCGTCGGCGTAGACAGCGGTCATGTTCCGCGGGGACACGCCCCGGATGACCGGGGCCGTGTCGCCGGGCAGGACGGTGGTGTAGGACCAGCCGTACTTCAGCGTGGCCCGGTGCACCGCGGCCTGACGGCGCGCCAGGCCGTTCTCGTTCCAGTGCGACCAGCCCAGCGGCTCATCCGCCTGGTCGTCACCCAGCGCGCGGTAACCGTCCACGAACAGGTTCTGCGCCAGCAACTGCATGAGCAGGCGACACCAGTTCGTGCGCGACCGGTCCAGCAGCCAGCGGTATGCCCGCCGGGCCGACCGAGGCGCGAACGGCAGATCGTGGTCGCCCTGGACGTAGCGGTGAATCCGGTTGTTGCGAGCCTGATCCGGCCAAACAGTCTCTACTCGGTGGGCGACGTCAGCGGCCTGCGCTGGGCTCAGGGACACGATCAACCCCCTACCTGCTGTTTCGCGGCTATAATGGCGCCAAGTTTGATTTAGAGGGGGTCTAATGGCAATCGCTGAAGCACTTGCAGTGAAGACAGTTAGTGAGAATTTCCTGCATAGCGTGCTTTCCTTCGCGGTGGGTGTTTGTTCCACGGTCTGGGTGTGCTTCGCCGTTTTCGGACGGGTCGCAACACCTTCAGTCATTGCCGAGCGAGTTGGTGATTTCTTGGGGTTCACTCGGGTCAGCGAGAAGCTGCTGCCGGTTGTCTCGTGGGCTGACGAGCCAAGACATCTGCCTCTGTTCCTTGGCGCTGCTGCCGTTGCCGGAGTGTTGTTCAATCTCAGCGCAACTGAGGTTCTGAAAATCCGCACCGTCGCATCAGAAGTCGCATGGTTATTTTTCTTGATAGCGCTTCAAGGAGCCGGATTCTTGGCCACAGCTGGAATCTGCATTGGCGTAAGCTGCGGGGCCTTGGGATGTGCGTGGCTGACCAACCGGGGAGAGGATCGGCAATGGGTAGTGTGGATCTACTTTCGCGCCAATATTGAGTTAAACGCCTTACAGGCCATCTACCCTTTGACACTCCTGGGGAGCTGGTTTACTGCTGCTTATAGGGGCGATCGTCCAGCGGACCCGTCACGTGAAGACCCTCAGCCGACCGGTTCGGCGATTGTTTCGTTTAGCCCACTCCGGGGACGCGAGTACTAACCGGCGGACATGGCGGGCGCCAATGAGGCACACGGCGAGGTCGATCTTGTGCGGTGAGTCCCGTGCTTCCTTGCGGATGAGCACGCCGTAGCGGGTCGGCAGGCGACGCGCGTTGAGCACGTGCCGGGTCAACCGGGAGTCACCATCGTGGGTCAGCGCCTTCTGCCTGATCTCAGCCAGGGTGCGTTCCACGGCGGGGGTGAACTCGGGGACCTTGGCGCGCATGTCGAATGCGACGGCCGCGCGGCTGCGGCCGGTGGTCGCGTCGACCAGCAGCTGGTCCCCGAACTCGAACCCCCACGCATCAACGTAGGACTCGAACTCGCGGACGTCGGCGAAGAACCCGACCACGTCGAACCGGTCGAATGCGGTGCGCACCGCCAGGTCGGCGGCCGCCCGGTCGACCTCCCAGCCGGCACCGGCGGGGCCTTCGGGCTTCTCCTGGCAGTGCAGGACGGCGGTGTGCCCGTCGGACATGCGCACCGCGACCAGGCCGGTGGCGTCGTCGTTCTTGCTGCCGTCGAAGAACATGACCACCGTGTCGCCGTCGAGCAGCGCGGGCCGCTCGGGATCGAGGCAGGCCGACCACTCCGGGGCGGTCGTCCACGCTGTAGCGGCCGAGCTGCGCTGGTTGAAGAAGTACCGGCGGGACTCTTCCGGGGCTTTGGTGAGATCCCAGAACTCATTCTCGACGATGCCGGGCAGGTCCATCCAGTCGGCGGCCGGGCCGTAGACCTCCCTCAGTGCGGCCACCATCGCGTCCAGGTTGGTCAGTTCGACGTCGGCTGGGGCTTCGCGATGGTCCCACAGCAGCCGCGCCGAGCGGGTGCGGCCCTCCCGGATCGCCTTGGCCTGCCGGTCGAGGGCTTCGAGGATCGAGTCTTCACCGGCCTGGTACATCGTGGACGTCAGCAGGCCCCACGGCTGCGCGGCCTTGCGCTTGCGCAGGTTCCGGTCCACGGTCTTGAACATCCGCCGCAGCTCCGGGGTGATGTAGAGGTGCGGTTCGTCGAAGATCGCGAGCGATTCCTTGCCGCCGTCCTTGGCGGACGAACTGGCGGTGGACGGGACGATCTCCCCGCCACCCGGCAGCAGCACGCGCGTGAGCCCGGCCGCGCCGTTCGGCAGATCCTCGCCGAGCGGGCCTTCGGTGAGGTTGAAGTGGATGACGTCGAACGTGTTGCCGGTCTGGCTCTCTTCCGTTGCCAGGCAACGAATGTAGGGATAGACGAGCGGCTGGCCCATCGGCTCGCCGGGCTCGTAGGTGTAGGTGAAGTCCTGCCACTGGTAGGTCTCGCCGCCGGTGGCCCAGCCACAGAATCGGCATGGGCCGAACGCCTCGAACAGCCCGACGAATCCGGCGATCTCCGACTTTGCGCGGCCCTTCGCGCGGGAGAGCACGGCTCGGCTGTACTGGCGGCGGCCGTTGCCGTCGAGTGCGTAGGCGTCGACCAGGAACCCGGCGAACTCGTCGTCCAGGTCGACGTCATCCCCCTGGACGTCGCCGGGACCGTGCACCGTGAAGTGCTCGGTCCACGCCGAGGCGAGCCAGCCCAGCGAGCGAGCCCGGTCGTGGCCGGGGGCGTAGACCAGCTCACGCGTCACCGGACAGCCTCCGGCGCCGCTCGTCGAGCCTGGTCACCGCCGCGGCGTCCGGGGCCGGCGGGGCGTCGGTGTCCCCGGCAGGGGTGGTGTAGCGGATGCGCAGCTTGAGCCGGTCTTCGTGGGTGAGCCCGAGCTTGGCCGCGCGCAGGCGCAGTTCGGCGGCCCGGTTGGCCTCGCCGCGCCAGAACGCGTCGACCAGCACCGCGGTTTCCATCGCGAAGCGCCAGTCGGTGTCCGTCCACAGGCGGCAGTGCGGCATCCGGCGGACCGCGTCCCACCAGGCCAGCGTCTCCGCGTGCCACTTCTTCCGACCGTTCTTCGGCAGCTCCGGCGACGGCCCCTCGAAGGGGGCCGCCTCGATCGGGGTCCAGTCGTAAGCCTTGGGGTTGCGGTTGCGCGGGTTGGCCGAGGGCGGCCGTCCGGTGATCGCCACAGCTCACCCCCTCGGCTCAGGCAGGGGCAGCCGGATACGGCTTCGCCAGCGGGCCGACCTGACGACGCATCGCGCGGTCCAGTGGATAGAGGTAGCGGTGTTTCACCGTGCTCTCGACCACCCGGCGCACGTGCGGGTCCACGGTCCGCCGCACGAATTCCTCGGCGGTCTCTCCAGCCGGCCGATGGACCGCCATGTGGCGCAGGGTCCGGCCGTGCACCAGCTTCCCGTGCACGACGTAAGACGCGTTGGTGGGGTTGGTGGTGCCGGTGTAGATCCAGTTCCCGGCCTGGTAGATCCCGCCCCGATGGCCCTGGGCGGTGTCGGCGTAGGACACGATCAGCCGCAGGCCTGGGCATGCGGCGCGGAGCTGGCGCAAGCTGGCCGCGACCATCTGCGTTACCGGGTGTTCGTGCGGGCGCAGCGCGACGCGCAGTAGCTCCACGCATTCGGTCTGGTCCAGGCCGTAGGGGTGGCCGAGCGCAGCCGTGGCGGACCGGCCGAACATGACCACGCCGGTGAACTCGCCGTGCTCCCACACCCCGAACGGGGCGATCTTGCTGCGCGGCATCTTTTGCGAGTAGTGCCAGCGCAGCACCGCGTACTGCGCGGCGTGCCACGTGCACGGGGCGACCAGCAGCGGGACGGACGGATCAGTCCACGGCCCGCCGGGCGGCGGAAGGTGCTCCGCGGCACCGGCGGGCCAGGGTGCGGGCAGAGAGCCGGTCGAGGCGGGGAACGTCGGCGATAGGGCGGAAGTCGGGCTCAGGAGCGTCCTTTCTCCGAGAAGTGAGTGGACCGGGCGGCACTACATGTCACCTCCCACTTGAGGAATACGGGCCGGAGAATCAGAGGTCCTTATCTGGCAACTACCTGTATCCGGTCCGCCAGAAGCAACCTTCGAATGGCGCTTCCGATACACAGCTGACCAGGGCCATGCCCCCAACACCACGCGACTTGTCCACAAAGGGGACATTGGCGCGCCACCCATCTAGATCCCTCTTGACCTGCGACTTCGTTCATGAGACCGCAGTTATCCACAGTTAACTCGTACTAGCCGAGTTGACTTGCCTGGACAGGAGGGGTCACCATCTTTTCGGCCTCTTCGAGCATGGATCTTGATCTTTAAGGAGAGGTAGGTCCATGTCAGTAGGTGTGTTGCTCGCGCTTGTCGCGTGCGTCCTGGCCCTGACAGGCCTAGGGCTGGTGTCTCTTCTACTCGTCAAGCTCGACGCCCGTAGGTGCCTCCGACAGATCAAGGTTGATGCGCGGATCGGCCGGTGGTTCGGCTTGGCGATTCAAGTTGATCGAGAAGCGGAGCACGGGACCACGCCGCCAACAACCGGTCCCGGCGAACCTCGCGCACCGCAGCGAGCCGTCAGACTCGCCCGCAGTGCGGCGGACCGCGCGCCCGAGTCGCCTGCGGCCGGCACTTGA